CTGTCACATCAACTGCAATAGAATCCCCGATGAGCAGGAGATTTAAACCTTCCAGAATCTCATCATCCGTCAGATCAGCTGTACAGATGGTATCGTCACTCTCTGAACCATTCGCTTTCTGCTTTGCAAGTTGTTCTTCCGTCATCTTACCGGTCTCTTTTGCCTTTGTCTCACGTTTTTGTAATGTATCCAATGCATTTTTCTTCGGCACAAATACCATGCAAAGTATCAGTGACACGGTCAGTACAAATGTGCCTGCCATTACCTTTAAACTTCTTCTTGCCACCTGTACCTGGCGCTTCTTCTCCTGCCTGGATTTCGGTCTGCTTCTTAAAATATTCAAATATTCCCCAATGATACCATGACGGATCGGTGTCTCAATAAAACGATAAGAAAGCTCTGCCAGGACAACACTTAATACAATTTCAATCAATGTAATCCACCAGGATGCCTTTATCCCCTTACTGATTAACAAAATGATTGGATAATGCCACAGATATATGCTGTATGAACGATCCCCAATCCATTTCAATACTGGATTACTTAAGAATCTGCTAAGCCAGGTCTTTCGTCCTAATACTGTATAGATAACCAACACGGTCAGAATTGTTCCTACAAATTGTCCTCCTCTGTACCAGAAATTACTGGAACCATTGATTGCTATCGTCATCACGAGCAACACTGCAAAAGACACACTGCCCAAAACCATATTGACACTGGCTGAAAGTCTTCTTGGAACCATCCGATAATCCCACAGAATTGCAAGTAATGCACCGAAAAGAAGAGAAAATGCTCTCGTGTCTGTCCCATAATATACCCGGCTGGCATCCTGCTGTGGATCAAATAATACAATCATCAAAATTACTGAGATCAGCGCCAGCAACAGCGTTACTCCGGCAAACAAAAGACCTCTCTTTGCCCGTCCCTCTCCTCTGCTTTTTGCTAACTTATAGATTCCCAGAAGAATCAATGGATATATCAGATAAAATTGTGTTTCAATCGCCAGTGACCAACAATGCGTAAATGGGGATGGTACTCCGGCCGCTTCAAAGTAAGATACCTTATTAAAAATCTGCCACCAGTTATTAAATCCCAGAACAGATGCCAGGAAATCCTTGCAGCCCTTTGTAAAAATAACTCTGTTTACAACTGCGCTGACAAATATTATAACAACTGCCATTGACATAACTGCAGGGACAAGACGCCTGATACGCCTCAACCAAAAGTTCTTCAAATCTATTGTTCCTTCTTCTTCTACTTCGGAAATCAGTATACCTGTAATTAAATATCCTGATAAAACAAAAAATACTGTCACACCAAGAAAGCCGCTCTTAAATAAAGCCAGCTTCAAATGATATGCCAGTACCATAATAACCGCAATTGCTCTTATGCCATCAAGCCCTGTGATGTATCTTCTCTTTTTCCCCATAACTCTTCATCCTCATTTGTACTTTTTATTGTTTAGCTCATAACTTCTGTTGCCTCTCCTCTTGTCTCTAATATCTATTATACATAATATTAAATAAAAGTACAAAAAAAAGCAAGAACCTTTAAAGTTCTTGCTTGTCTGCATGAGCGTGCGGGGATTCGAACCCCGGACAACTTGATTAAAAGTCACGTCGTTCAAATCCTTGCAAGCGCCGTAATAACGCCGTTTTTCAAGTGTGCTCTGAGACACATTTGAGACATCTTGATTTTAATTGATTTTTTCGCTCTTGTCAATAATATTATTTTTCGTCTTTTCGACCAACCAAATAGTCCATAGAGACATTATAAAAATCAGCCATGGTAATTAACATATGTACATCTGGCTCTCGTCCTTTTGTCTCATATCCGGCTATGGTTGATCTTGATACTCCCAGTGCAGTGCCTGCTGCCATCTGTGATAGTCCCCTCTCTTCTCTCAGCTCTTTCAGTCTTATCGCAAGCTTTTCCATGTAACCACCTCTTATTATAATGTAGCAAAATTTTCACAGATAATAAAGAGGTAATCTTTTCCATATTATTATCTAAATTGAATCGCTTCGATTCTGAGCGCCTGTCCGACCGTTCCCATCGTGGCTACTCCGTCCGCCCTTGTCCAATCTGTCCAACCGGAATTCTGAACATGTACGCGATACTCGAAGTCACCTTCGAAGCACAAGCATTCCAGGCGTTTACCCTCGCCTACTGTGCCGATAATAGTATCTTTTTTGATGACGCCATAGTCTTCCCATCCGATTCCCTGGATGTGCGCTTTCGCCTTGATTTCCGTGCCAAGTGGATTGATTTTGAAAGCTTCTAAGCGAAGATTATGGCCGGTGATACCAGCGACGTTCTGACAAGCTTTTTCGCCGATCCAACCATAATCCTGTACATGTGGATTGATGAGAAATTTCGCTTCCATAATTTCCACAGCTTCTACCTGCAAGCTCTTTCCTTTCACGCCTGCCCATTCGCCGTTCACGGCCCAGTCTGACCAGCCTACGGATTTCTGGTGGACGCGGTAGATATAAGTTGTGTCCTTGCCAGTAATCTTGATCGCTTCAATTCTCTTGGACTCGTTAACCGTGCCGATGATGGTGTCTTTGGTGATGTTTTTGTAGCTCTTATCACCGTCGTTTCTTACATGTACAGTAACGTCAGTCTCTCCTTTTGGCGCAATTCGGATTGCTTCGATGCGCCGATTCTGTCCGGTCGTTCCAACCATTGCTCCATCGCACTGCCAAGACGCCCGATTCCGCGCATGTGCGCCTGGTATGAAATTTCTCCAAGGTGACCGGTGGAATTTTGTGTAACGCCTCCACTTTTTAATTCTCCGTCGATTGGTGCTGGCGTTGGAGTCTGCGCTGATGCAGCTACTCCAGCAATCTGGTCGAATGGGAAGTTTGTTCCAGGGCAATTGGTAGAGCATACATCTCTGTGAGCCTGGACCTTACTGAATCCATACTTGCCTTTCAGGTAGCCTAACAACTCTCGGCCGGCGTTGATCTGTGCCTGTGGCATGGTCTCCGTCATGTAAGACCCCTCAAAGCAGATTCCGATACTGTCCGAATTGCTACCCTTTGCATGGGAACCGACTGCATTTTCTGGCCGGAGTCTGTAGATAGAGCCATCTTTTCTTACCAGAAAATGATAACCAGCACCGGACCAACCGTTTTGCAGATGCCAACGATGAATGTCTTCTGCAGTGCATTTGGAAGCTTCTGCGTGATGCAGGATTGCTCTCTTGGTTGATTTACGTGTGGATAATGCTTCAAATTTAAGGTTTGTTTCGATAATATTCATAATTTCTCCTTTCCTGTGCGATGTCGCACACTATATAATATGTAAGAGGGCGATTACTCGCCCTCAACCTCCGGTAATCCTGCTACACTTGTCAGCAAGGATAAAATTCCTGCCAGGACTGATGCTGAGACTACAAGCTTTGCATCGACCTGACCGAGTGCTGTTGCTGTTCCAATGGTTGCTACTGCAGTCTGTGCTACCGTTTTCACTGCTCTGACCGCTGCTTTCTTAGCCCACTTCTTTGTATCTACAGATACTTTAAATACACAATTTTTAAACATCATTAATCCTCTCCTTCATTGGGTGGCTCTGTAGGTAATTCCATAAGCGCATGATATATTTGCGTGCCTACACCATTCCCATTTAATGTATGATATTGTTTATATTCGTCTTCCAGTGACTGCTTAACATACAAAGGACAATAGCCATAATCGTCGTGATACTTGTTATAGAGGCGTATCAAATCTGCCCTAAGCAGTGCGCGTATTCCTTTTCGCATAGCAATCACTTGATAATATATGTATGCAATTGCTGATATCACGAACGATAATAATGCCCAATTTTCTGATAAAAACTTGATCATGTGCGTCCTTTCCTTATTTTATGGTACAAAAATAAGACCTCCCGGTCTTGCTCTGATTTCCATATGATCGCCTCTCATTAATTAGTATTCAGTGCTTCCTTGATTGCTTCCAAGTCATCCGTGGTCAATGCCGGATAATCCGCTGCGATGTCCTCAACGCTCTCTCCATTTTTAATTCTAATCCTGAATGCTCTTACCATAATTTTTAATTTGATTCCACTTAATGTCTTCATATTATTCTCCTCCTATAATATCTGCCAGCATCAATACAATGTCGTCTGTGGTTATTTCTAACGCACAGATTCGCTCTTCTTGTGTTGGTTCTTTCTCAGTTCCTTCCGCCAATCCTATGATGTATTCAAGCTTTTCTCTTACTTCCACTTCTGTGATGTCTCCTTTGTATCTTAATTGGGTTTCATCACATGTCCATATGTTATATCTGTACGTTTTTTCTTCCTGTACCTCCTCCTTCTCAACTTCTTCAATATTTTCTCTGATGATAATGTCAGTGCCCCCATCCACCGGATATACTTCAATATCCAACGGCTTCTCTAAGTAGAATTCTCTTCTCATATTCCACCTCCTTTCCGTGCTTGCTTGCACTGTATGAACACATTTTGAATAATTCATCAAAACAATACTTCTTTCTGAATTTCAAGCTGTTGCTATGTTTTACCCATCCTTTGTATGCTGCTATCCGGCAAGCTCTCCACCACGGGACAAATCCGTTTTCTTTGAAATCCGCCCA